AGGCCGAGACAGTCGGTTCCCGCCCCCTTCGCGCTCGATTGGTGCAGATAGGGCGTGCCCGCCCAGCCCCGCGCGGCGGCCACGATACGCGTCGCCACCGCATCCTCAGCCACGGAACAACGACCCACCGTCGTGAACTTCGTCCTGCGAGGGATACCCCGTCGCCCAATCCTCACCCGGCATATGCGGAAAGCCGCGGAAGTTCAGAATGTTGTCGAACTTGGCCCGGCAGGTCGCCGCGCTCTTGTCACATCCCGCGCGGATATCGAACGCATCGCCGAGCGCGACCGCGGCATGCGGCGCGCCCCACAGCGTGATCACATGTTGCCACTGGCGGATGCCGTGGCTGTGCACCACCACCGTCTCGCCCGCATTGCCCCCGCCGGTCCAGGCCAGACGGCCGAGCGAGAACCACCCCTCCGCCTGCCAAAGTCCTGACACGACAAAGCTCCGCTCCCCGCGCAGCTCCGTCACGACCCCTGCGCCGATCAGATCGCCCGATAGCGCCGCGGCGCAGCGCGCGTCCCCAAGCTCGGCGTCGCAGGCCCGCAGGAACACCCGCCCTTGCGGTTGGTTCAGCACCTCCGACAGGCCCGACACTTCGACCTCGAAGCCAAGCGTGCTGCGCCGCACTTCGCCGACCGTGCCCGCGAACCCCAGATCGCGCGCCGTCACGTCTGTCCAGTCCACCAGCCACTGGCGAATCGAGGCGCCGTCATAAAGCCCCCACGCCAAATCCGCCTCGGTGATCGCGTCCGAGCGCAGCGCGCCCGCCGCCTCCATATTGTCGACGCTGAGCCCCAATGAGCGCTCCAGCGCCGACCGCGCGAACCCACTTTCCGGCTCGAACGTCACTCCGTCAAAGCTCAGCGCCGCGTCGTGGTCGGTGAACCCGAGCCGCTCGCCATCACGTCGCTCGAGCAGCCAGCAGCGACAGAGCGTGGTGGTTCCGCTCGCCAGCGCCGCGGCGATCTTCTCATTGATCTCGCGCATCAGAGCCGCACCTCCACGATCGGGATCGACGAGATCTCGCCCGCCTCCATCGCGGTCAGGCTGACGTCGATGCGGTCCTCGGCGAACCGCACCGGCACGTCGAACTCGAACCCCGCGGTCACGCTCGCCCCAGCGGCGGGGGCCGCCATAAGGATCACGTTCACACCGTCAAAGGTGAAATCGACACCCTCGACCACGGTCAGCCCGTCGACCGCCAGCACCACCGTGCCGACCACCGCCTTGGCGATCGGGCGATAATAGGTGTAGCCGCCGCTTTGATAGCCCTTGCGCAGCGCAAACGCCGTCTCGACCCCGTTGCCAAGGCCCAGCGGCTGATCGGTCGCGGTGATCGCCGCCGACGGCATCGCGGATTTCCAATCCAACCAGTCCTTCCATCGGAACGAATGCAGCCGCCCGCGCCGAGCCTCAAAGAACGAAAGCACCTCGTGCAGATCGTCCGCCGACGCGACCCCCATCCCGGCGTCATAGCGCCGCCGCGCGTCCGCCCAAGCGGCGTTGCGCGCCTCGTATCCGTTGGCGAGGGATACGATCTCGGTCCGACGCTCCGGCCCGCCGGTGGACCCGCGCGACAGCCGCGACGGGAACCGAATGTCATGAAAGCTCATCGCGTCACCTCACATATTGCGCCGGCCGGCCGAAGCCGCCCGCGCGATCGCCGACGCCACCTGGCCCCGCGACCTGCGGAACCCCTCCACATCGGGGGACGAGATATTCACAGTCACATGGGTCGCCCTACCGCCCCCGGACGATGCGATGCCCAGCCGCCCATCCGGCCCTCGGGCCAGCGGCAAGATCGCCTCCGGCCCCGCCTCGCCCATCAGCCCGGTGCCGCCACGCATCGGGAACAGCGTCGGCCCTTCGACCACGCCGCCCCCCGCGAAGGCCCGCACCCGCCCGGCGGAAAACGCGGCCCCGTCCGCGAACATCGACATCCCGCCCAGCAGCGATCCGACCCCGTTCGCCACCAGCCCGCCGATGCCCTGCCCGACCGCCTGCTGCACCGGCTGTAACGCCGCATTCAGCACTCGCCCGGTCATGTCCTGGCCCAACTTGCGCAACGTGTCCGACGCCTTGGCCCCACCGAACACCAGCCCGTCCAACGCCTTGCGCAAGCTGCCGCTGATTGAGGACGACAGCGCCGTCGCCTCGTCCCCGGTAGTCTTCATTTCGGTGCGCATGGTCTGCATTTCCTGCGCGAACGCATCCGACAGCCCTGCTGCATCGCCGCTAAGACTGCTCAGCGCACTGCCAAGCGACGTGCCGCCGTCGAGGTATTGGTCGAACTCAGCCATCTCTCTTCCTTTCGACAGGCGCGTCCGGATAACGGGCGCGCAGCGCGTCAAGCCGCGACCGCGACATCGCCTTACGTCCGTCCTCGGCGCCAAAGCCAAGCACGGTGCAGGCCGCCTCGAATTCCCGCGGGGTCATCGACCAGAACGCCTCCGGCGTCAGCCGCAGCGCCCCAAGGCCGACCCGCATCAAACCCGGCCAGTCGATGCGCCCCGGCTTCATCCCCGGTCCCCTAGCGGCGCGAAGGTCCGCGCCAGCAACTGCGCCGCCGCCCGGGCGGCGCCCGGCGCGCCGCCCGCCACCTCCATGCCCGCCAACACTTTGTCCGACATCTGATGCCCCGCGCCGCGCAGCCCGGCGCCCAGCAGCGCGATCAGATCACCCGCCCGCACGCCGCCCTGCTCGAACCGCAGCGCCAGCGCCGCCAGCCCGTCCTCGCCGAACGCTTCCTCCAACCCCGCCAACGCACCAAGGGTGAGCCGCAGCCCGTGGAGCTCTCCGTCGAGGGTGATCGCGGCCTCGCCCCGCATTGCGTTGGCCATGGCTCAGGCCGCCGCGAAGCTCAGCGCGCCCGCAGACGCGAGCGAGACCTCATAGACAGCCTCGCCGTCATGCTGGCCGGAGTATTCGAGCGCGGTGATCTGGAACGCGCCCACCACCGTGCCGAAATCGGGGATGATCGCCTGGAACGTCGGGATCGTCCCGGAAAAGAACGCCGCCCGGATCGTCTCGTCGGTCGACTGATCGAGAAACACCCCCGATCCGCTGATCGCCGCGGCGCGGACCCCCGCGCCCTCCAGCAACTCACGCCAGCGGTTCGAGGACGCGGCGTTCGTCACATCCACCGTCTCCGCATTGAACGCGATCCGCGTGGCGCGCAGCCCGGCCACCGTCTGGAACACACCGCCGCCAGTAGCGATCTTCAACAAAAGATCCTTGCCCTTTTGAGCCGACATTTTTTCAGTCTCCTGAATGGGTTAAGCTTCGATGCGAAACTCGAATCTCAGATCAATCCGGCGCCCGCCATCAACGGTTCGCACCGCCCTGGCGCCGCGCAGCGACGACGTCACCACCCGGCCCGCGGACAGCGCCAGCGGCGCGTCGCTCAGCACTCGCTCCACCTCGCCCGCGATCCGCTTGACGTCGGCGAACCCACCGCTGACCGCATGCACCGACACTTCGGCCTCATGGATCGCACCGCTCAGCCCTTGGGCGTTCCAGCGGCGGATCTTTTCATCGCCCAAGGTCACATATGGACCCGGATCGGCCCCGGGAGCGTCCAGATGCACCGGCTCGTCATTGATCCGACCGTCCACCAGCGCCGACAACGCGGCGTCCCCGGACAGCGCGGCATAGATCGCCTCTTGCAAGGCGAGCGCCCTCGATACGGTCATCGCAGCGCCTCCTCATCGGCCCAGCACAGCAGATAGCGGCCGCGGGCGTCGGCCTCGGTGACGGCGCGGATCACGAACACCCGGGCCTCCTCGCGGAACCGCTGATCCGCCCGAGGGCGCGCCGGCGACCCGACCGGCGCCGCGCGTACCAGAATGCGGTGCGAGACGCGGGACCGCCCGCGAGCGCCCTCCTCGATCTCCCGCCCGCTGCGTGCACGCACCGCCGCCCAGATCGGGCCCAGCGCGGTCCACGTCTTGGCCCAGCCGCCCGCGCCATCTCCGGCGCGGGTCAACTCCTCCAGCTCCAGCCGTCGGTCGAGGACCGGGGCCGAAACCTCCTCGCGCGCCCAGCTCACAGCCGCACCTTGCGCCAACGCGCGATCAGCGCGCCGACGCCATACGGGATGTCCGCCATGGGCGCGGCGCTGACATGGC